GCTCACGGTTTGAGGCTCTTTATATTCCTCAACATCGGCAACATCCTTTGCTTTCTTGCTCTTTTTGTAGTTTTCCACAGCCTTTTCCACAGCATCCTCAATGCTCTTTGTCAAATCCTCTTTGGTTTTGAGGTTTTTGTATAGTGACTTGCGCCCAATGAATATCTTTTGGCCGCCATACGTCTTTGCAAATGGATTGCCGCCAAGCGTAGTCAGTGGCACTTTGCTGAATTCAGCAGTGAGTACATCACCACCCTCAACAGGCTCAAGGCCAAGGCGCAACCGTGATTCATTACGTGTATATACAAGGTCAGTCAGCTCTTTGATTTCAAGCGCTAGTGCCTCACGCTTTTCAGGAATAGGTGACACGTACTCAATAAAGTATTCCTCACCAAAATCCTTTCTGATCAGCTGCTCATTGATTGCCTCAAAGATTTGCTTGGCCTCAGGATCAATTGTGTTGGTCATGAATGACTGCATTGCCATTTCACCATTGGCCAAATTCACATCATCTGAAATAATCAAGCCCTTTGGTACACCAAAAGCAACGAGAATATCATCACGTGTGAATTTCATTGACTCAATAAAATCCATTTCCTTTTGTGTGGTACTCACTTGCTGATACTGTGTGCCGCCCTCTAAAAAGGCAATCTTGCTGTTGTTGCCACGCCCTTGAAATTTCTGATTCCAATCCAAACGCATTTCAGCTTTTTGCTCATCACTCCACGTTTCAGGATTTGAAAGCAGGGCATCAGGCCGTGCGTTATTCAAAAAGAAATTGCGCTGATACTCATTGGCATATTCCTCAACCTGCACACGATCCTTGGCGGCTTGCAGCGCTGCCACACCAGTGCGGTTATCAATTGGATTTGTATCAAATAGGTGAACAATATCAGCCACCTCAAAGCGTGTGATGTTGCCCTGTGCTGTGAATTCATAGTGGCTGATGTATTCAGTGCTGTGCGCAATAGGCCGCATCAAATCAGGCCGTATATTCCACAGCTCAACCACTTGCCCTGCGTTGTTGCGCACTTTGTGCCAATACGCCTCACCAGTCAGTGATTTGTTTGTGCTGGTGATCTTGATGAATTGTGTCCACGTTTGAAAAGGATTTGGCCTGTACATCAGGTCAAGAATTGGATGCATCTGCACCTCTTGCACATCACCTTTGGTGTTGGTGATCCTGTGCAAGTTGTATTCAATTGAGCCAATCGTGTCAGCAATGACTTTCACTGATCTGAACACATACACGCTAGTGCTGTACTGCTGAATCAAATCAGCCTCATTCCAAGGTGAGCCACCCTGCTTTGAGTTTGTGAGGTCAAACCAACCACGCTCATCTGATACACCAGCGCTCTTGCCTTGAATTGCAGCGCCAATGCGCTTGAATACATTTTGTTGCTTTGCCATAGTTGATGAAATTATAGCATGGCTATGTGGTGAATCGTGCCACTGGCATCACCTCAAAGATCATGCGCATGGTAAGTGTGTCCATAAAGTCAGGTGAGCGCCCCAATACCAGCTTGATTTGATCCTTTGGCACGGTAGTCAGCGGCACATCTTTGTCAGCATCTTTGGTTTTCATTTGCTCAAGCTCTTGCGTGATCAGTTCCTGAATAGTCTCATTTTCAGTAGTGATGCCAATAGCGTGCGCCTCAACCAACTCAGCCAATTTATACTGGCACTGCGCTTTGAGTGATTTGTAGTTTTCTGTTTTTGGAATCGTGCTGGCATTGGCATTGAATTTCTTGCAGCCCTTGAGGCCATCTGATACACCACCACCCACACCATCATCATCAATCACAATGCGTGAGCGTGGTGTTTTGTATTTATTCTCAATGCGGCGCACCTCTTTGATCACCGTTGGAATACTGGTGATTTCATACACCCACATGCCTACCACCTGCAAGCCATACCAAAGCATGATCACAGTGCGATCCTGTCCATAGCGTGCAACGTCACAGCTGATAGCCAGCTCACTGCGCTGTATCTTTGTAAAATCAAGTGTGCCATCAGCACGCCATACCAGCTTGGCCTCAGTCGTACCATCAGCCAATACCGCCATGTTGGTGTACAGGTCAGTGATGGAATCAAAGCTCATCATTGCTGCTGGATCATCATCATATTCCCAATTGCCAAGCAACAAACGCTCAATGGTTATCTTTGAGCCTTTTTTCAATGTCGCAATGTATGTTGGCTCAATGAAAGGATTGTCTTTGGCCAGCGCAATCACCACGCCCCTGTGAGCTGGCAGCGTACCTGATTTGAAAGGCTTGTAAAAATCCTTGTATAAAAAATTCTTGGCAGGGTTACAGGTCAGCAGCATCTTTGGAATCAAACCATTGATGTGCAGGCGGTATCGTATACGTGTTTTGAGTACGTCTTTGGCTTTGGCCATTACCTGCTGTGATTCATCAATGAAAACGCCTGTGTACTCAAATGAGCCAAAGCGGTCAAACTCAGGATCACGTGGCATCCATTTCAATTCCTTGAGGTACACCACACTCTTGGTTTGAGTGAAAGTGATGGTGTGCTTGATGATGTTGTATTTGTAGTCACGCCCCTCACGCAATCCCAGCAAACGGCAACAATCCCAAAAGGTGAGCAAGGTTGACTGCTCAAGCTCAAGCAGCACATTTCGGCCAATCATCCACCGTGTGCGCTCATACTGCAAAGCACTGGTGATGATCCACATACAGCCAAGGAATGTCTTTGCACCGCCAGCACCACCGCCAAACATGATTTCCTCAGTGTGCTTATCCTCAAGCAGCTGCCACGCCTCATCCTGTTTGATGGTGGCAGTCCACTCAGCACCACGCACAGGCGCTTTCTCACCAGTCTCTTGAGGCGTGAGGCTTGATTCAATAGCATCCTCAGTCTCAACATAATTGCCAAGCGTGAGAAAATCAGTGATTGTCCAGCCTGTGGTGTCTATATCTTTGACACTCATTTGTTTCCATTCATTACCTGATCCACAATTTCATGTGTGGCCTCAGCTGAAAGCACGTTGCGTGTGACTTGGCCAACAGGCTGTGATTGCGTGCTATCAACCTCACTGCGCTCACTGAACTCTTTGTTGCGTTTCAGTTTCAAATAGCTCAGTGCAATCTTTGGATCAAGCACCACGCCTTTGGCTACTGTTGAGCGTGCCGCCATTGGCACTGCCATCTTGAGCTGAGCGCACTCCAAAGAAAATTCAGGATTGCGGCTGAATATCTTTTGCAGTGTTTGAGCGTGTACGCCAGCATATATGCAAGTTTCCTGCACATTGCAATCAATGCTCAGTGCGTGCCTGATGCGCTCAAGCACCTCAGGTTGCTGCACCTCAATTGGTACACCCCCCTCATTGGTCAAGCGTGCGCCACCACGCATCACACGTGCGGTTTTAGCATTGAGTATCAAACCATTCTCATACAACCAAGCACGCTGCCCTTTGTACATCACAATTTTTCTTGGTTTATAGTGTTTTGACCGTGCCATTATACTTTGATTATACAACACTTGCTGAAATATGGCCTTGAATTTACTCAGTAAAATGTGAATTCAGCAAGTGTTGCTTTATCCACATATCCACATGATGTCCACAGTATCAAGAAAACTCACTATTGATGAATGAATAACCATCAATGAGCATTGTATCCTCACGCTTGCCATATTGCTTTCTACAATACTCAGCGTGATTGCGACACACAGGATCGTTTTGCCTGATTTCAATCATTTGCCAAAAATCATCATGATTCATTTTTTCACCATACTCATTGAATATATCTTTGTCACTCAACCAAGCCTGCATTTCAATAACACTTTTATAAAACTCACCGCTATTGTATTGAAATGTGAATTGCCAGCCAGCTGATCTTTTACCAAGATGCAATCGCCTAAATCGGTTGCAGTGTCCACATTCCTCAAGTTCTGTATAGTAGTTTGTACTCATGATCTCGTACCCTTATAAGCCCCACCAATAACATCACGCATCAACTCAATGGCCTCAGCACGATTCTCAGCACGCTTTGCCAATCCACTAGCACTGGCACTTGTACTGTCATTATCCTCAAGCAACCAAAGCACTCGCCTCAGCTTTCGTATGTTGGTCAGCATTTTTCTATATGATCCAGCCATAACTATTCCTGATTACTCTCATACTCCAAACCATTGGCAAACATATACGCAGCAGTTTGCGCCTGTACCGCACGTGTTTGAGCATCAATGCTGGTGGATACTGATTGCAGTGCCATCCAAATGAAAAGCAGCCACACTGTTGCAAAAAAGAATGTGCCACCAATGTCACTGGCGTTTGTCACCTCAACCTTTGTGATTTCTTTGCTCATGAGTCTTTTTTCATAAACCAATAAACATCCTTGTATTTCTTTGAAAGTCTATCCTCACCACACTCACCACAAAGCTGATCATCACCCACCCACCAACTGTGACAATCCAAGCACATTGCCATTTCAACCAGACGTGCATCTTTTGGTTTGAATTCACCAGCGCACTCAGGGTACTCAACCTCTAAAAATAGCAGTGCTGATGTCTCACCAGTTGCACCCTCAACAAAGTACGATCCTTTGTTTTCATAGTCTTGAAATGCGCACATTCCTTTTGATTTGAGCCTCATGCTGATTTTTTCTTATCGTGAATAATAAATCTAGTGCCATACTCATACGTGCAACGCTCAAACTCACCAAGGAAAAAGCACACGCCATTATGCTCAAAATCACCCCTGAGTGATTTGTAATTCCGCACATCATGAAACTCAAATGAATAGCAATCATAGTCACCACCCCTTTTCCAATCGCCATTTGGCAGCTGCACAAATACAGCGTTCAATGAATAGCCACTCATCTTGCGCCTCACTGGAATGAAAACAGCTTTTGTCACCTTACAACCATATTCAGCTGATGGCACAATTTCCAACTTTTGCTTTTTGTTCATTTCCTCAAATTTCATACTAAAATAATTTATTACCAGCTGGCACTGCTGCCCTGAATAATGCGTCTTGCTCAATCACCTTTGGATGCATCTTGAATACACCATCATTGAGGCCAATCAAATGCAGCCCTGCCAATGAGCGCACACGTGAAATTGCCACATAGCCTTGGCCATACTCAAACACGCTGCTCAAATCAATGCTGGCAGTATCCAAGCTCATCCCCTGTGATTTGTGTACTGTCACCGCCCACGCCAGCCGCAATGGAAATTGCTTGATCCATGCCTTGGTGTGGCCGTGTTCCTCAATCATCCACTCAGCCTTTTCAGGTGAAATGAGCTGGCCATTCTTGAGCTTGATGCGTGGCCTACCGTTCACAAAGTCATGCACGTGGCCAATCGTGCCATTCACGTATCCATCTTTGAAATTGTTGCGTGTAAACATCACCACTGCGCCCTCTTTGAGTTGTAGCTTTTCAGGTGAAAGGCAACCACGCTTGAGTGTGTCAATCATGAATGGAATACCACCAGTTTGCATTTCAAATGTGTATTCCTTTTTGTTGATAGCATCCAGCTTTTGCTGATTCAAACGCTCAACATCCACATTGTGTGTGAATAGTAGCGTTTCAGGTTGATCACTGCCTTGGCAGTTGCTCAGTATCTCTTTGTGGCGTTCACTCACATTGCTGTTGCGCAT